TCTCTCTAATTTTTACAGTTATAAACTGTGAAGTCTCCACGGTAGAAACCGCGGGAAACTAGTGGAAGTAGCTTCTAGTTCCTTAAGGTGGATACCGATCTCCTTAATAAGGAGTTCGTAGTTGAGGTCTTGAATCGATCTCGACTACATCCTTTGGAATTAGCAAATTCAAAGGAGGAATCCTCAAACGTTCAACCCCTACCACGTGGCGAGCGATGCTCGTAACGTGCTCTAGGGTGAGAGGGGTTCCCTCTCCGTCTGACACCTGTCGATTTACCAGTTCGGTAAATTTACGCTTCCTTTTCGACCAACTCTTGTTCGAATAGGGTATGGCTGAACGCGGATCATATCCGTGCTTGGCCGACATATCAGGGAATAATAAATCCCTAAATATGTAAGGTCTTTCGATCAGATTGATGGCATCATTGATCGAAATAAATCCGACGGCTTGCGCCGCTCGCATTTTCATGCCGAAATTCCAGGAACGAAATTCGTCATCCGGTATACCAGCTATAAGTTGGATATCGTTCAGATTGATACCTTGTATCAATTCCTGATTCGACAGTAGCTCGCGAACCTGATCTCCGATCAGATCCGCGTCAATACCCCTGGCTCGGGCATTCGAGGCGAAGCTCGAAAGCACCCGACGGTCCAGATGGGTACTGTCTCCTGACAGGACCTTTCCTGCCAGATCTAAATGTTCGTCGTCCAGATCTATGATCTGGTCGACTACTTCATGGAACTCGAGGTGCCACGCCGGCGCCTCGAGGCCTCCCAGAGAGACTGGGAGGTATCTAGTAATGTTGTCGGACAAGAAAGCCGAAAACCTTTCACTAAATCTCCACGAAGCCCACTTCTTAAGTAGGTCCAGTGGTTTTTCAAGCCAGGCCAGCACTTTGCTGATCTGGTGCGCCTTACCAATACCTGGATTGGGTTCGTCCTTCCCCTCGTGCTCCTTCGAGCAGGGGGAAAGAAGGCGAAGCTTAATAGCGTCAACATGGCAATGAGTTTCATAGTCAAGTTGGTAAAGAAACTTCCCTCGGAAGATTTCTTTATTTGAGTACCCTCGGACATAGAACCACTCCTCGCAATAGGTTCCACCTATGGAGGAGATGAAGTTCTGTGGCCACGAAACGGACATTCCGTTTCGTGAATGAGATCTTGTGATCTCCCGAAGGTACTCGGTAGGCCCAGTAGCGGCATGGTCATCCCCGCTACACGAGAAGTGCCTCCACCAAGCTGAGGGAATATCCCTCAACTTGCGCAGATGTCTGAGTAAATCAGCGTCTGACACGTCTCTCGGACCAAGACGATACCTAACAAGCGCCTCTAGCTCTGCACAAAGATTGTGCATTGTTAGGACAGCTTTGGCTCCTGGATCACCCATCAGAATCCCTCTGCGGGTAGTCCAGACATCATCCTCAGAGTCGACGACTCTCCTGGATGAGCAAAGCAGCTTGCTAGAAAGACGGTGGTAAGGATATTCCTCACCGAGACCTGCGTAAAGGCCGTCAAGCATAGCTTGACTATAGCCATGGACGCAGAAATCCGTCGCAGTGGTCAGATCTGAAGATAAGATCTTCAGATCGACCTCCTCCACGTCACAAGGAAATTCCTTGCGGTGGAGGCCCTTCACATACTCAAAACCCTGCGCGGCCCTGGTAAGACCAGACCGCGCTGACGGATGATTTCTCAACCACCCGGTTATATGGTGAGAGAAGGGTTGGAGAAATATGGTTAAGCATGCTTCTCCTATGGTGACAACCCGGGATTTCGACCCGGGCTCGCCGATAGATGATCTCCTAATTAAAGGATAGATCTCAGGTGATACCTGAATACTATCGGGATCATGCTTATCCCCGGTTAAGAAACCGAGGTCAAGCATGTGCTCGACAGACCACTGGTGGAGCTGATAGCCAGTGGCCTCGTCGAGACCATAAATGGGATCTTCGTACTTGAAGTTTTCAAAGTCGAAGACCGTGTCCTGCCTGGACTCTCCAGGCTCTACACATCGACTGATGGCGCCGTCCTCATCATGAGGGAGGGTCGCAATGAAATCATTGTAATCCTTACGTCCAACAGTCATCCATCTGGGGAAACCTGCAATTTCAGCAGATTCCCTTCCAAGGAGAGTCGTACCTTCCCGCGTTCGGTTGGGTACCGACTCCATCCAATTTCTGAAAAGTTCAGAAATCTCCTTGGCACGTCCGCCTTCTTTCACTCTGACGTCAAAGGAGGAGGAGGTAGTTAAAGAGAGGTGGGCGGCGGATCTGTATCCGCATGCCTCGCTTTTCAATTTCTGCCCTACGAGGCAGGAGAGAGTCCGCAGGATCTCCCTGCGCTCTCCTGTCTCGTTATGGACGCTCTGTAACGTGCTGCGGTGTTTTTGCAAAGACCGCAGACGCGTTTTAGCGTCGCCCGGGGGAAGACCCCGGGAGGATGTGAAATGAGCCACTCGAGTCAAATCTAATTTTGACTTCGCTCCATTCTCCACCACGGATTTCATCCATGGGCAGAGAGTGTACCAGAAACGAGGAAATTCCTCAGTGTTCTGGTGACCGAAACCGGGAAAATCAGTTGGACTCTCCGGTTTCTCAGTCTCGGACTTGAGGGCGAACCACTTTAGAAGTGATCCGAACTCTTTCCACTGACGCGTTCCCGTGTCAGTTCTGTAGACTGAAACAGAATATGCCCACTTCAGTAATCTGCTGAAGCCGGATCCGTGTATATCCACGGATGGAGTTGAAAACATCATACTATCTATGATGGACTCTACAAAATTACAGGACCTTTTTAGGTCCGAGTAATTCATTGTACACAAACGGTGAATCACCTTTGTGTGCAGGCCGATTCCAATGATGGTTTTGGCTCTTCGGTAACGAGACCTCAGGGACTCCCTGCGTCTCGGTCCTAGATGTTTCGACAAAATTTGCCGGAAGATCGTCTTCGCCTCAATATGATTGAGGGAATCCTTCTCACTTGCAGTCCAGCTGCCGACACGTGAGTTGCCAGCAACCGCCGGGATGCCATCCCCGGTATGGGCGTCACGAACTTGTGACATGCACATATAACAGAAGTCAGTTCCACTGATAGATGTGCGGTTGTTTTACA